GGTCCCTCTGGACGGTCACCCCTGCCCGGTCGACAATCAGGTACGACTCCCGCCAGTCCGCGAACGCCAGGGACAAGGCGTTGGCCGCCACCACGGGCATCGTCGGGCTCATCCTCAGTGGGGAGCCCAGGAGCATGGAGGGCTGCGCCTGCTGCAGGCCCGGACGCCAGACATACTGCCCGTCGCCGTCCTTGAGCTTCATGATCTCCGCCACGGTGAGCCGGTTCATGAGCCAGGTGGCGTTCCCGAGGTACTCCTCCAACAGGGAGAACTTCAGGTCGATCAAGCCGTCCGTGGTGATCGCTGCGGCTGCCCCGAGGTTGACCTGCTCGATGGTGCCGAACGTGGTGCCGTTCGCATAGGTCAGGAATCCCCTGGGCTTGCCGATGGCGTCCCCCGTAACGAATGCCGCGCCCTCTGTCCTGCCGAACTTGCTGGCGATCTTGCCGGCCAGCCAGGACTCCATGTCCATGCGGGCGTCATCCAGGAGCTGCTGCGTCGCCCTGGGCCGAGCCGACTGCCAGTGGACAGGGATGGAGATCTTGTTCCACTTCGGCGTAGTGGTCTCGGTCTGGGCCACAGTCTCCGTCTCCCACCCGTCACCGGGCTCGTCCAGGTCCTCAAGCATCTCCATGCTGTCGGTGCCGATGGTCTCGGAGGCGCACAGCTCCCTCAGGGGATCCCGCTGCCTCACGAACTGCACGATCCTCGCGCTCATGGCCGGTGTGACCAGGATGCCGCCGTCGGGGTCAGAGCCCACCGAAAGGGCCTTCATGGCCTCAGGGGAGAGCATCTTGGAGTCCTTGCGCAGGAACTCCAGGAACGACCTCTTGTACTCCCTGAAGGCGTCCATCGAGATGTCCTTCAGGTCGGTGTGCTTCTTCCACTGGCCGGATACCACGTTGCACTCGGCCTGCCACAGATAGGCCTCCTTCTGCTCCATGGCGACGGCCTCGGGGGTCTGCGCGATTCCGCCCGGGCGCTGCATGGCGGTCTCGAACGTGTCGAGCCGCGTGTTCATCTTCTGATTCTCCTCGTCGATCTTCTCCTGCCTGGAGATGATGTCCGCAGCCTGCTTGGTGAACGTGGCCTGCATCAGGGCGTCCATTTTCTCGCCCTTCGGCACCTGGTCCAGCAGAGCCTTCATCTCCTCGTACTGCCGGTTGAGCTTGGTCCAGTTCTCGGTGCTCGTCGCGCCGATTGCCTTGACCTCTGCCGCCACGGCCTGCATCGTGGCCAAGTCGAAGTTCTGGTTTCCTTGTGCTTCCATCTTCCTCTCCTCCTCTCTGTGTTTGTGTTACAGCTTCAGTTGCCCATACGCCTGCATCCCCGCCCGGATCCCTCTCAGATCCCGCAGGACCTCCTCGACGTTCTTCTTCGTGATGCCCGCCGCACGGCCCGCCTCCTCTGCCTCCCGCAGATACGGCTTCAGCAGCCCGGCGATCCCCTTCGCCGCGTCTATGGAAAGCCCTACCTCCCGCAGGGCTCTCTCCAATTCCCTCTCGGTCTTGCACTCCTCCAGGGCGGACTTCACCCCGGTGATCCTGGCCCGGTTGCTCGCGGCCCCGAACGTCACCTGCGAGATCTCCCACAGGGGATTGATCACAGTCAGGGTGCGGACCTCCTTCTTTTCGTCCAACTTCGCCTCCTCGACGTCGTAGCCGATGGAGAGCTGGTCGGCCGCGCCCATCCTGGCGAGAATGTAGGAGTCATTGCCCCGGGTGGTCTCCAGGGCGTATTTTCCGCCCACGGCCAGGCCCGTCTTGGTCTCCGTCAGCTCGTTGATGATGCCCTGCGGCTGGTCGACGTTGTGGTACCAGAGAAAGGGCCACGTCCCCGTGCCGTTCCTGCCCCCCTCGGCGATGGTCTTCGCGAAGGCCCCTATCTGCACCACGTCCCGCTTCGAGTCGGGCTTGCCCCCGAAGGGGGAGCCCAGCCCACGGAACGAGCCGTCAATCTTCAGGTCCGCCTCCTTCATCTCGAAGGGCACGTCCAGGATCTCGTAGTCCATTTCTCTCTCCTCTTCTCCGCTATGTTTTCGACTCGAAAACAATTTTGTTGCCCTGTCCGACCAAGGTCACTGTATGCAAATTATTCCCATAGGCAATGTCATCCGGTATCTGCTCCTCAAACGCTGCACAAATCACTCGCTCACTGGTCTCTTCACCGTCAGGCTGTGATACACCAATGAAGTGCTTGCAACCTCTGGTGAAGCATCTCGGCTCTGCTATCATTTGGCGGCCTTTCCAAATAGTTTCTTCATGAACTCCTCTATGTCCTTTGGCAATAGTCCCCGATACTCCTCGCCATACAAGGGAGAGGTCCAAGCAGAAAAGCACTCAGCGAATGCCTCTTTCTCATTCGTTGCAGCATATCTACTAACTGCACCCTTAATTCTATCAATATCCAATACTGGTGAGTTCTTGCGTTTCACTAATATTAACCAATTACGCACGTCCGTTTTGTCAAGGGCAGAGTGCATGTGATGGCCCAGCTCATGCCTCAATGTAGAGAAATAATCCGCTCCACACGTCCATGTGTTCTTTCCAACAAACAGAGAATTCTCCATCTCTCTGGTTCCTGCAATATGAACCGACCTATAACGCGACGTATAAAGGCCATGTAGCTTGCCTCCCCTATCTGCACCACTAACACCGACAGGAAGTACTGCGCCTTTACTAACATAAAAATCATTCAGAGGATAATCATCAAGCCTCTTCTTCAATTCCGGATGTCTATCAAGAACATCAAAAACATGCTTGTTGGTCCTGTTTAACAGTCCAATTGCGTCAGCTTGCTCGTATCCCTCTATATGCACATCCCCAAGACCTAACTTCTCACCTTGTTTCTTGGCCTCCTCCAATGTTCTAGCATCTCGCATTTCAACAGCAGGTGGCCGCTTCACAGGCTTGGGCATTCTGGGCTTTCTAGGCTTCATTACAGGCTTCACAGGCGAAAGCACACTCACCGGAGGCGGCAGCTCAATAGGCGGTGGCGCTACCGGTGGCTTTGTTGTGTCCGGTTTCTTGGGCTGCATCGCCCGGGCATACATGAGCACGCATCGACACCGAATCACGTTCTTCGCCGAGCCCATCGGGTCCCCTGGGAACATGAGCAGCTCCCCTCCGACGAGAAAGGGCTCGCCCATCGGCCTGCGCTGCCTGTTCGCGGACCGGTGCGCGGGTCTCGTCCTGGCATCCCCAGCAGACGTCCAGATCCGGTCCATGGGGATCTTCGTCACCTTCATCGACTGATCCACGGCGTACTGCGAGGCCTGGTGTGTCTCGGTCCTGGCGATGAGGGTCGCCCTTGCGCGATCGAACTTTCCGGTCTCCCTCAATCGCTTGGCCACACCTGCGGTGGTCTCCCCGGCGTCCAGCCCCTTGCGCAGAGCCCTGTTGATCCGGGTGCGTGTGGTGTTGTCGATCTTCGTCACCTTCTTCGCCGCCTGGGTCTTCGCCCACATGTCCTGCGAACGCCAGAACTCACCCTCCAGGGCGGACTTCACACCTACGGAACGCCAGGCCAGGTCGGAGAAAATCATCGCCACGCGCTTGTAGTGCGTGAGCAGGGACCACTCCAGGGATGCGCTGTACGTCGACACAGCAGCGCCAGGAACGCCGATCGGGTCCGCGTAGCCCTCTACCAAGGTGGCAGCCCTGCCCCAGGTCAGGTCCAGGATCTTGCGGACATCGGCAGCGAGCACCCTCTCCGGGGTAATCATCAGCCTCAAGAGCCCGACGCGGGCTCTCTGTCTGGCTGTGTTGTTCCGCAGCTCAAAGATCACCCTTCACCCCTCTCGGCCTTCTCATACTCTGACATGGCTTTCTTCCACTTCTCGATGTCCTCCTGGGCCCACCCCTCACAGCAGCTATGGCCTCCGTATTTGGCCTCCAGCTGCCAGATCCTCTGAAGGGCCGCCTTGGCGTGATCTGCATTGATGTGCTGGGAGAGTCTCATGTCCAGCTCGTCCAGGTCCGACTGCGGAGCCACATACAGGACCCCGCCCGCAATGGTCCCGACCAGGGCCGTAACAGCGATGGCTTGCTCCAGCAGGCTCACGTCTTCCTCCCAGTGGCCAGGGCCGCGATTCCCGTGATGATCAGCGGCAGAATGTCCTGGCTGCCGTTCGCGCCCATGTACCTGAGGGCGAGCATAGCGATCACAGTCAGCCCTATGATGGCCAAGTCCTTGTCATCAAAGTTCAGTATCGGTCTCATCTCAGCGCCTCCAATGCGTCCCTGAATGCCGCGAATATCCCGTACACCCAGGCCCATGACAGGATCCCAAGCGCCACGAACCAGACCCAGAGACCGGCACCGCCCCTCCTGGGGACCTCGACCCTGTCATCACCGCTACTCCTCCTCACCCTCATTGCCGAACCCTCCATCTGGCGGCTCCTCTACCACTGGCTCTGTACCCAGTGGCACGTTGGTCGCAGGCTGAAGGATCATAGAGCCGGGATCAGACTCGTCGGGCTCGTACGGACCGTAGCCGACCATCTCCCTCCGCTCGTTCACCGTGAGGAAGTCCCCGCACCCCTCGGCTCGGGTCCACAGGGCGTCCCTGCGATCTGAGAGGGCCGGGACGTCGTCCAGCACGGGGTGAAGCTCTGTCTCAGGGTCCTCGCTGAAGAGCCAGTTATTCCACTCCTGCCTCAGGAACTCCACGAACCACAAGATGGTCGTCTCCCAGAAGAAGAGCCGCGCCTCCTTGAAGTTCGCGAACGTGGCCTCCCCCGGGATCCCGACGATCATCGGCGGCACACCGAACCCCATGCAGATCCTCCGGGCGATGCGGTCGTCCCCCTTCTCCCAGTCCATGTCGCGGGGGGAGAATCCGTATGGGGCCACCGAGGTGCCCCGGGCTCCGGAGAGTATGAGGTTCTCGCCCGGGCCGGAGCTGAACTTCTCCTTGAGCTTCTTGTCCAAGTCGTCCAGCTGCTCCTTCGTCACCATGAAGTTCATGTCGTTGGTGATGGTGAACACGAGCCCGGGCCGACACTCCTTCTCCAGCAGGCGCTTGTTCCAGTTGGCGGCCTCGTTGGATGTGTCAATCTCCCTGGCCGTGGGCTCTACGTTGCCCTTCCCGTACCAGTCGTTCAGGGGATGGAACTGCTTCAGGTGCAGCAGGTCCCCGCGACCCGTGATGGGGTCGATCTTGAACTCCACCGACTTGCCCATGATCTCGTAGGTGTAGCCGCCGATGCGGCCCACGTTCTTGTCGATGTTGACCGTGATCCGGTCCGGCCTCAGGACGTAAAGCTCCTTGGGCATGCCCATGTTGGGGCCTGTCGTCGGCCCCACCCGCTCGATGTAGGAGTTTCCTGCGATCTGCAGGTACGCCATGAGCTTCAAGACCAAGAAGGGGAAGGAGTCGTCCGGGTTCGGCCTCTTCAACACATTCATGAAAGGATCGTTGGGAGCGGGCTCGTAGGTGCCATCCCTCAGGACGTGTCGCACCTCCCAGGGCACGGAAGCCACGGAGCGGGCCACCTCCTCGATGCACCGGTACGAGACCACGTTCGTGAGGTACGACTCCTCTGCGAACACGTCATAGCGCTTGTCCGACCACCGGGCGTTGATCGACGGCCCCGAGCCGACCATGAGCTGGCTTGTGCGGGAGACCTTGCGGTTGAACGGCCAGAGTCGGCCCAATGGGTTTTTCATTCTATGTGCCCTTTCGATTCAGAACGACCATGAGCACTGGACATGAGCATCTGTCGGATTATCTCTATGTTGGCGTCGATACGGCTGAACCGGTCCAGGCCGTTGTCTATGCGTTGTGACAACCCGCCGTGTCGGGCGTTGCACTCCCTATTCGTGACCATCTCGGTCAGCGTCTTCTCCAGAGAGTCCATCCGCTGCTTGATCCCGAAGTAGGCCAACAACGCACCCAGCAAACCCCCTCCGGCGCTTGTGCCCAGGCTGGCTAACAAGTCGGCTTCCATGTTCCACTCCTCCCCCGCACACTTTCTCTGCCACTCTTTATGTGGTGCCGACCCGGACGTATAGGAACCCGGATTCATAGCGGCCCTCCTTGCACCCCATCCGGTAGAAGCAGTCCTCCGGCTCGGGGTAGAGCGAGGTGTACTCGTCGTTCTCGATGGGGTGCTCCCCCGCCGCCGCGTTCTGGACGGTCACGGCCCATGTCTTCACGACCCGCCATGTGTAGGTGTCGTCGTTCGGCATGCGCCTCTCCAGGCACAGGCTCATCGACGCCGTGGACGCCACAGGGGTCGACTGCACAGCCCCCGAAGCCAGCGAGCCACACCAGATCGACGTGTTGTACCTGTGCCCGGCCTGGACCAGGATCTCCGACGTCCAGATGGCGTCGGAGTTGATCAAAGTATTGATCGTACATTTGCCCATCGCCTCTTCCTCCTCTTCTCCACAATAGTTATCTGATAAGCGATCCGCCGATCGTCAGCCTCTGAAACGCCCCCGAGGTGGCGTCCTCCCAGTCGTCGTGCTCCCCCTCCGGGAACAGCACAGCGGAGTCCAGGTACTCCTCGTTCCACTTGGCCTTCAGCAGGTACACGTTGCCGGCCTCGACCTGGGAGGCGAAGGG